GATTTGAATATGGCATAAAATTCTCCTACTATATGTATAAAAAGAAAAGGGAGTCCCGAAGGACTCCCAAATCTCTGTTGTGTAGATTGCTCTACATTAATTTAAGGTTTATGATGAACCACTAGTGTTACCATGTAGGTTAGTGATTGCAAAGAGTCTGTAGTAGACATTCTTACTTGCAACTAGTTCACCACTTGACATTACGGCAGAACCGTCATCGTGTGCGAATGGGTTTGCTACCATACCGTATCGAGTCTTGAACCCGATTTTTGGTTGGAAGGTGTTTTCACCAACGGCACGAACCATTTGTAGTGGAACATATGGACAGTAGAACAGTCCAGCATCGTATGGGTTGCTACCTCTGTAACCAACACATGCGAAGTTAACATCACTACCACCAGTTGTTGTTGCACTGTATGGGTCGATATAAACTTTCATCTTACCATTTAGTGTACCTACAAAGGTGTTACCAGTATCATCAACATCAAGATTGGTGTTGAGTGCTGGCGATAGTTGCAACCAACCACCCATTGCGAGTGCGGAAGCAACATCTGAGGAGCAAAGAATAAAGTTACCTTTACCTCTACGAGTTTGCTTCGAGATTACATTGGCTTCTCGTTCCAATTGGAACATCAAACCACGGAATCGTTCTGCACTCCATCGTCCGTCAGAGTCAACATTTAAGTCATAAGTACCCGCAGTCGTTAAGTCTGCGTGTTGGGCACCATCTTTAGCAGTTACATAAATGCTTCGTACAACTTCTCGGTTGATTTCAGAAAGGATTTCTGTACTAAGAATATTAGCAAGTTCACTTTCTGCATCCAAACCGTGGACTGCTTTCAAGTCCTGTGCGAGTTCAGTTGTGTATTCTGCTTTCAATGCACGAGTTCTGGCTTCTACAGCAACTCGTTCGATGCTGAATGCCATTTCTCGGAATGTAGTTGTGTCACCAAGGCCTTCAGCACTTGCTGTTAGCAATGCACGGAAACCTGTTAGTGCGGCACTTGTTGGGTTGATACCACCTGTTGAAAGTGTTGCACCACCAACTGAAGTGTTACCTGCACCAGAGAATTTCGAGAATGCTTCTTGATACAATGCTTCTGCACCACTTTGTGAGTCATACTTGGAACGCATTGCAAAAATCAAACCTGTTGGTGCTGACATTGGTTGAACACCAATAAGGTCATATGCAAGTAGGTTTGGCATTGCACGACGGACCAAACTGATTAAGATTGGGTCGTAACCTGCGAGGTTTGTAGAACCTGCTTGTGCGCCTTGAGTAACGGTGAAACCACCACCACCCATTGCGTTTGCAGGTGCTTCGAGAAGTGCTTGCTCTCGTAGTGCGTTTTCTTGATTTTCCAAAAGAACGGCAGTTACTTTTTGTTTGTAATTGTCGTTAATATTTGGTAAATCGGGATGCTCCAGTACTGGAGCCCATTTTTCAGCAAGTACGTCTGCTGTGCTATTTTGTTGATTAAAATCCATTATAGATTCTCCTTGTTAGTTTCATTTACTTTCTTATATATAAAAATCTTGGTTTTAAGATGTTCTATCTGCTTTACTGTGTCTATGAATTGAGTTCATATATCCGTCCATTGGACTTCCTGATTCTGGATTAAGTTGGCTTGCACCGGCGCTCTCAACTAATTCTTCTGTTGTTGAGGGGGCGTTTGTGAAGTAACTTTCTCTAAGTACATTAATCTTTTCTCGATATTGCGTTTCGTTTTCAAATTCAAGACCTTCAGATAGTGTAGCAAGTTTATCAACTTCTACATCAGTCAAACCATCTGTTTCTTCAGCAAAAACTTCACCGCATCGATGTGCAACGATTTCTTTACGAAGTGCAATATTTTCTTCTAATGCTGAATTTAGAACATCTTCTAGTTGTTCGTTTGCATCTGTAACATCGCCAAGAACATCATACTTTTCGTCTGGCATATCAATGTACGAATCTTCAAACAATGTTTTCAAACCAGAGATAAAGTTTTCTGCAACATCTGTGCGAATGCCATTTTCAACAGCAAGTGCGTTTTCTTCCATCCATTGTTCAACGACATAACCTAAGTAGTCATCTAATTTTTCTATTAGGTCTTTAGTTGTTTCTTCAATAGATTCTGTAAGATGTGATTGATATTGTTCTATAATAGCATCTTCAAATATACCAACTCGTTCGTTAATTGCAGCCTCAAAGATTGTGGCAGCCTTACCTTGAAATGCTTCCGAAAGGTCTTCACCATCAAAGAGTGCAGTCAAGTGTTGTTCCATTCTCTCTTGAGAAGAACCACTCGACACAGGTTTTTCAATTTTTGCCGATGCCTTTGCTTTACCTTTTAACTCGTTACTACCTTGAGAAGTGCCTTTATCTGTGTCAATTTTAGCATGACCGCCTTCAGCGTCCTGATAGAGTTTTGGGTCTTCTTCACTTGATGTATCAAGGGTGGGAGTTTCAGGTTTCTTCCCCATCTCTGATAATTCTGTTGTATAATATTCTGTTTCGGACATGTTTACTTAACTCCTTGTTGTAGTCTTGTTTATTTAAACTATCTACTTATATATATCTTTTAATTATTCTACCGACCTTTTGGTAGACTACTTATATGTTATCTGTTTTTTCTTCCTGCTAACCTATTCCCAATACCAGTTATAATATCCTTACCGGCGCCTATGGCCGTGTCAACTGCATGTCCTTTCAAGTCTTTTACAATCCTTTGACCAGTGTCACTCTTGTATGCGCGCTTTGCAAGACTTCCTACTCTTGAAATTATTCGGTCTGATGTCTTTGAACCCACTTCTGTTTTCTTTTTCTTGTCTTTTGGAAGTGTTGCCGGACCTATTCTACCAGCCGTACCTGGTCTTGCTTCTGGTTTTGGTTTTGTCTTTAAATGTGGTAAAGAAGATAATTCAGTAAGAGATTCTTTTGAAAGTTGTAATATAGATTTTTCCATCATATGTTCCTTATAATCTTGACATGAAATCTTTAAATGCAAAAATGGCTTTTTCTTCTAATTCTCTAGCAGATGCCTTTTCAATCATTTTACAATATTCATTAATTACTTTTTCTTTAATAACACCATTATCCCAAATCCACTCTTTACCTTCCATGATACCATTTACAAATGCACCAGGTGCAGATGGGTCTGCAACAATGTCTACTGCGGAAAGCATGAAATCGTCTTTTACATAATTCACACCATTCTTTTCTTCGAGTGAACCCATACCTCTAGAGGAAACACCAAGTTGTGCGCCTTCATTGACTAAGTTCTTTGCTATATTACCCATAGGAGTATCAAGAAGTTTTGCTTTACCTATAACATCATTACCTTCGCATTTCAGGTCTTTAATCATGTGAGAAACACGGTCAAGATTCACAGTAGGACCTTGGGGGTGGTTTAATTCACCCATTGCACGATTACGAGATACTAAATCTGTATTATATCGTTCTACTTCATTACTCATAATATCTAGAGGATAAATTCTACCATTACGATTCTTTTGCTCTGCTTGCATAAAGACACCCTGAATGTAGTGTTCTTTTACACCAGTACTCTTATCTTCTTCAATAAGAAGTTGTACATCTTCTGTCATTTCAGTAATTAGTTTCATGCTTTGACCTTTTCCTTTTCTTGTTCTGATTGGTCGGAATGCCATTTTTGTTTTAGTTTTGCTTTTAAACTATCACTTAATTTATTGTACTTATCAACTTTTATTCCATAAATGAATTCTGCTCTACCATCACCTTTTTTAGTACCTTCATCGACTTCTTCCTCATCTTCAATATCTTTCTTACGAACCTTTCTTCGGTTCTTTAGATATTCATCAGACTCATCAGAATCGCCGTCATTGTCAACATCACTATCTGCGTCACCTACAGCGTCAAGTGTTTCACCAGAATCATCTTCTGAATCATTTTCTGCATCACTATCCTTGGCATATTTGGTTTCTTCTTCGTCATCATCTTTCTTTTTCTTTGCTTCGCATACACCATATACAGAATCAGTCACATATTCCTTTACACCATTAAGCATTTCATTTACTTTGGAGTATAAAAGGTTTTCGGTTGCTTCTTTCGCATCCGAAATGTTTCCGTCTAGTAGGTCTTTGATGATGTTTTCTGTTGTCATTTTTACTACCCTTATTCGTCAAATTGATTATTACAGAAGTCTAATACTTTTGTATAGTCTTCCTCGGATTCTTCTAATAATGCTCTCATCTTCTTTTGATTTTCCTCGATTAGAGTATCATGCACAGAAGTGAGATTAGTTGCATCTTCTTGTGTAATATGTATGTTTGTTCCGTCTTTGGGTTCAAAATTTACACCATTTTCACTTTCTAGTGCTTCTTGTATTGATGATATGATGTCATTCATTGTAGTTTCTTCCTTTATTGCTTTCATTTCTTTTGCTAGAAAACCTATCATAGTGACCATTTCTTTGTCTTTGACTCCTGCT